TGTTAACAGTTTTACCACGGATACCAGACGCTGTGGTTGCTGCTGTGAATACTTTTGATCTGTTTTCAAGTTCAATGTCACCTTTGTTCCATGTTACGACACCTTGTTGCATCCATTTCGGAAGTGATTCATACATGATCTGATAACGATCAAGAACTTCTCGAGCAGCACTAGCTTTGTTTGCTAGAATAGCAACTGTTTTAGCTTCTTGGAAAAGTGTATACCAAAGAATGTATGCTGCAGACGTGGTAGTTTTACCTTGTTGACGCCCTTCCATCAAAATAACCATACGGTTACGATGGATGACATTTATCTTATTAATCTGACATGGATATAGACTAAACTTTTGAAGGCCGTGGTCAAGCGTAACAATCATGCAATAATTGCTAATGAAGTAAATTGGATCTTCAGCACATTTTACGTATTCCTCAAGTTGTTCTTGAGTAAATGATATAGCTTGATCCGCAGCCTTTAAGTTCGAATTTGAATTATAATATTTTAGTTCATCACTCATTAGATATTTTCTGTCCAACTATCCGTTGTGACTTCACCTGTTGTCGTATCACCTTCTGCCATATGACCAGCAATAGAAATGTTATTTGTTATATTGCTTACATCAACGATAGTATTAGTAATAACTCTACCATCGACGACAGGACCATAGAAGTTAGCTTTCAAAGTAAAGTTCATAGTGTATGTTACGAATCTACGTTGGTTAAAATCACCATCGTAATCATCTTGAATATTTACACTTTCTAATATGATTGGTATGTCCATTATGACATTACTGTCTGGAATAGCTTTTATCGATAGTGTATAATCTGGAGTAAAGTATGGAAGAATTTGCTCTACAATTTGTAATGCATCTTCCTGTGTTTTCGTTAAACAATACAAAGATATGTCAATATTATATGGTACTGGAGAATATAACTTTGTCATAGATTGACCATCACCACATGTGATGTAATTCATTCTATTTGTTTTACGACTAGAATCATAACTCATTCCAGTTATTTCAAATGATAAACGTGGTAATGTAGTATAAGTGTGATTTTCTAAAGATGAATCTTGTTCTATTCTAACAATCCATTTTTCTTTAGGTGCATAAGCAATAGGTACTGCAAGCGTCTGTTCTACGTTCCCGTCAACTTTACGCTCGATGCGGATATTGCTGAATAAGCTACCGAATGCAACGATAACTTTTCGTGTAATACCGTGGTAAAAAATGTTATTGCTTAGCATCTAATCACCATTGAGTATCCCATGGAATTCTCTTCCATATAGAACTTACACCATCGTATTGCTGAACACAATAATAAAAATAAGTTGAATCAATAGCTATCATACCACCGGTGTTACCTTGAGCTCCAACGGAAGTAGAAGGAACAGATACCAAATTAAATGGAGGTCTTCCCGTTAAATCAGAATAGTTTCCACTTGTTGCTACTGGTGCTAAACTTGGTTTGCCTGTTAAATCGGAATAAGTTCCGCTTGTTGCTACTGGTGAAAATGATGGTTTACCAGTTAAGTCTTCATAATTGCCAGAAAATAATAATGGTTTGTTAGATAGATCATTATATGATCCACTGAACAACGTAGGTCTATCAGTTAATTCGTTATATGAAATATTTTCAAATAATAAAGATGAACCTGTTGTCTTAAGAACTTTACCTGCGTTTCCGGTTTGGGGTGGAATCTGTATGTCAGCGTTTGCTAATGCATATAATTCCGTAAAGTTATCATTTACTTTTGTAAATGCTGTTCTTAAACCTTCACCAGTTTTAGTGTTGGTTCCAGTTCCAATATTGATATTTTGTCTTGCCATTTTATTCTCTATCTACTGTTGTGTTAGACGAATCGGTGTAAATCGTACCAGAGTCCACTGTATACGATATAGATGCAATATCGCCAAATGGATTTGAATGATCGAATATAGTATCTTCTGCTTCTCTAATAAATGTGTTATTATCACCATACGACTGAGAAACTTCGACATCAGGTTGTTTGTCGATGTCTGTAGTCTTAAGAGTTTCAAATACGTCTATATCTTTCATTCCAGTTTCAATACGCTCAGAAGCATATTGGAATAGTTCAACCTGTAGACGATATACGTATAGTTTCTTAAGTTGATAGAATGGATCTTGATGTTCTACAAACTTAATTTCAAATAAACCCTTTGTCAATGGGAAATATAAAAGATCTCCTTCGGCAGGACGATTTGGAAGCATTACGTTATGCTTACCTACTAATCTTTCCCAAGTACGACGTGCAACAGTAAGTGTAGCAGACTGCTCCATCATTAGACCAAATTTTTGAATGAATGCGCCTTGACCTTCAAATCCATCAACTGTTTCTAAATACATGTCAATTGGAAATGCATTTTCGAATTTTGATAGTCTATCTTCGCCCAGGATTTCATCCTTTGCAACAAGGACTCTAGGAATATAATAAAATTCCTGCCCGTACATTCCTATCGATTCTATAATTAAATCTTCTAATAAATATTGTTCATTGCGCGTTCCATGCGTAAAATATACATTAGGCATTTATAGCTCCTTTACACTTCTCATTATGGAAGCGCGCAAGTATATTTACTGCAAATTCTTTGATATAGAGATATGTTGTTCGCATCGCTCAGCCAAGCATGAATTCGAGAGGTGCAGACTTATTCATTAAGTCGTCTTCGAGTTGTTTGATTTCATCGTTAGCTTCTTGATAAAGCTTATCACCATCGAGTGTTACTCCACCTGGAAGTTGTAAACCCGAGAACTTCTTAATGTTAACAGCCCATTGCTTTTTGATTAATGCAGTTGTATAATGCTTAAGCCAATTGTCACCATACATTCTAGGTGCAACTGCTGGGTCTAATGCACGATAACATTCAACAAGAATGTAAGTTCCCGGCGCAATATTCTCAACCCAGTTTTCGTCGATATAAAGACGATTTGTTAAACGGTTAAATCTGTAAAGAGGATGACCATTGAGTGTTAAATCAAGTAATGCTAAGTGCGACATAACCATCGAATAATAAATTACCGACGTAGATGTTAAGTCGTATAAGTCATTTAGACGCAATTGATACTGAAGGTCAAAGATAGACTTCGATGTAGAAGTACCTGCAGCAATAGGGAATACGCGAGTTACGCCATAAACCAAATCACTGATTGGAACTGATTTCTGAGCGACATCGTCTTCAGTGACCAAGTGTTTTAAGTATACTTTTTCAATACCATCATAGTGATATTGTCTAAAGAATTCGATTGCTTCATCAACACGATCTTCAATCTGTTGATCGTCGATGTTGATTTCGACAACAGGCTCGCCTAGAGCTCTGAGGCAATAATCGATTAAACCTTGTCTAGTAGTAACAGCCATGTTATTTTTCTCCTAGTTTATTTATAAGTGTTTCCACTAGAGCTCCTAAACGTGTAATCTTGTCGTCTTGTTCTTTAATTGCTTCAATAAGAAGAGGTGTCAATTTCTCATAATCTACAGTCTTATACCATTCACCACTCTTGCTAACAATATTGCCATCTAATGATTGCATATCAAACGGTGCATGTTTTACAATTTCTGGTAAAACCTTTTCTACGGATTGTGCAGAAACACCAACCTGAACGTCATCACCAGAGAAACCATTTTCTTTGGCAATATCATTATGAATATATTTGAACGTTTCAATTGCTTTTACTGATTCTAATGCATTTTGAATTTTACCAACTTTGGTTTTTAGTCTTTCATCCGAATAACCTGCTGTAACAACACCTGTAGCGTAAATATCGGAAGCTCTAAACGCTTCAAATCCAGTTCCAGGGTTGTTCATAATATTGATCCAACCATTTGAACTCATTGCTATAGAACTAGCAACACGCCCACCCCAATGGAATCCAATTCTAGGAGCACGTTGCCATGTATCATCTCCAGCACCTTCCATATTATATTCACGAACTTCAATAGCAGCATCATAATATGTTGAAGAATATGTTCCAGAACATACATCAATATTGCGCATACGAGAAGTAGAAGCTGGATCAGTGTACCATGCAGTATCATTATAATCATAAAAAATAGGCGCTCTCATTGAACCACGAGCATATAGATTATGGCCAGTGTCAATCCACATTGAAGCTGGATATTGCCAACTTATACCAACACCATAATGAGGATTAGCTTGATTGTCAAACCAACCAAAACTTAATTCATTAGGATTCCAATTTGCAACACCCATGCCCCAGCGACGATATCCACCAGATATTTCACCCGTAAATGATAACACAGAACCATGAGTAGGATTGCTACTGCTAGTAGCGTTGATATCAATATGAGGATATGCGTATCCTGTTATAGAAATACCTGCGCGTGTAGATCCATCATCATGTAATCTAGCAGTAGAACCATTACCAATCAAAAGTCCAGTGTAAGAACCTTGAGCTACTCGTAAGTAATTAAATACAGTCCAATCATTTGGATCAGTTCTATATGCAGTATCATTAGCATCATAGAATATAGGAGAACGCATAGATGCAGCTGAGTAGAACGTTCCGTCCCTATACATCGTATGCTTAATAGACCAGTTATTTGAATCTATGCCATCACTTGCATAATAATGTTGAATTTCTCCAGCAACATCCATATGTCGTAACCACACAGAGTTGCTTGTAGAACTTCTAAATTGAACTGATGGATAACCGCCACGAATTGTTAACTGACCATTCCATGGAGCTGCGTAATTGCCCCAATCGCCCTGAATAATCAAATTGTGTATTCGTGATTGACCATTTGGATCAACGTAATAACTTGTATCATTACTATCATAGAAGATAGGAGCTCTTAAACTGTTTTCACCAGTCAAATAATTCATAACCCAAGAATCAGATGCACTTATTCTTGCAATAGTTGCATAATTAAAATTACCGCCGGAATAAGAATCTTTGAAGAACCATCCAGTTGTAGAATCAGCTGGACTCATATGCTCAACAAATGTTGTTTGATGAGCGCCTGTTATAGTCAAAGAAGAATTTGTTCCGCTAACTGCTCCACGAATACTTATGAAGTGATTGTTATTATCATATCCTTTATACAAACCATAACCATTAGAATCTCTACCACAGAATACATTTGCTTTTACAGCATTCATCCAACTAGTAGAAGCAAAATCTCCATAATATGAAGTATCATCGTTATCATAGAAAATTGATGCGCGCATTGATCCAGAAGCGTATGAATAGTTTCCAGATCCATATGTTTTAAATCTTAATCCGCTTTTACCGTCATAAACAACAAAATCACGATAATACGATGTGCCAGAAGAATAACCATAATAGTTGACAGCAATACCAGCTGAATCACTAGCCGATGCCCAATTTTCAATAGAATCATCTCTTAGTACAATACGACCATTATTTGCTTGAATTGTACTAGATGATGTTATTGTGTTATTAATTGTAATTGCAGTAGAAGTTGTAGCGCCTCTTGCAGTAACAGTCGCAAGAGTATCAGATTCACCTGTAATATAACCAGGACCGTTTGTAAGTTGATTAAGGTTTGTTAAGTTACCATCATGCCAAATCTTACGTGCAGTATTCCAAGATGTGTTAACACCACTTCTTAAATACCAATTTTCATGGGCACCAGTAGACGCTGGTCCAATAATCTGCCATGCAGAATACCCATTATGCCACCCTTGAAGGGTCATGGCACTCATCCAATCTCCACCTTGAATTGGTATCTGATTAGTAAATTCCCATGTTGTTCTGTAATCAGTATAGTCGTTTGGGGTATACTGAGCTGCTCTTGTGTCTTGTATTATGCCATAATACGTATGATCTACAGTATTAATATTTGCAGTACTAACCGAAGCGCCTGTAACATGACCATATGTATCAAACGTTAGTGATATATCTTGTATAACTGTGTTTCCACTATTATCGCTTGATAAATTAGAAACAGAACTCGTATCAGCGTGACTAATAGTAATATTACTTGCACCAGTCTGATTTGCAGTACCTAATTGACCACCACCAGTCAAACCAGAACCAGCAGTCACTGTCATAGCACCATCACCAATTGTGACAGCTGAAGTGGATGCTGAAGTTATTCTACCCTTTGAATCTATTGTCAAAACTGGAATTGCTGTTCCCGAACCATATGATCCTGCAGTTACTCCAGAGTTAGCAAGAGTTAATGCGCCCGATACGTTTGCAGCACCATTGAAATTGACTGTCCACGAAGCATCACCTGTTGCAGTAATACTTCTTGTAGTTTCAAGAGTTGATGCAGTAGATGCATTTCCTGTTACGGCACCCGTAATGTTACCATAGACACGATTGATGTTTAGATCTTTATTAAGATTCCAACGATCATCTGCTGACGAATATGTCAATGTTGCCGGTACTGTAGGACCGGTGACGGTAAGACCTGCACCATTCGCCTGTGCAGCAGTTGTTGCATTTCGTGCAACTTCAATATTGATATCAGCTACAGAAACCGTAGTAGAATTTACAGTAGTTGTTGTTCCGGAAACTGTTAAGTTTCCACCCACGACTACATCACCACTAGTAGTAACTGTTGCGAAATTGACGTTGTCTGTAGTTGCAACTGGTTGACCAATTGAGAAAGAACCCGTTGCAGAATTATATGTTACACCAGTACCACCCGAAATTGCTGCTCTTACACGTGCATCTGTATAATATAAATTGCTACCTTCGCTGATATGTGCTGTAGTACTTGGTATTGTAAACTGCCCACTGATGCTATTATATGATGCATTACCTGTAGTGTAACTCAACGCATCACGCGCTCTAGCATCTGTGTAATAAAGATTAGTTGCACCTTCTGCAACTGTGTCGGTATTACCTTGTGTATAACTCAATACACCTGTAGTTGAGTTATAACTTAAATTTGTTCCTGTTGAGGATATAGATGATCTTGCTCTTGCTGTAGTAAAATATTGATTAGTACCTTCGGTTAGATTTGTAGTACTAAATGGAGCAAGCGTAACATCAGCAGTAAATGATCCACCATCTGCTGTGTTAATTGTCATACGTCCAGATGACGTATTATATGAATAAGCAGTAACACCTGCAACTGACGTTACAGAAGCAGATGTTACTCGTCCTTTAGAATCAACTGTTAGAACTGGAACCTGAGAAGCACTACCGTATGAACCAGCCGTGACTCCACTGTCTGGCAACAACACATTATCACTGGTAATTTTACCAGACGAGTTAAGTGTATTTGCTAAAACCGATACGTATCTTGCTCTTGACGATGTTGCCATTTCTAACCTTTAACTTAAAAACACAGTTATCAAATATTTATTTGATTACGCTG